ATAAATATCTTTAAATGATACGCGTGTTCGATAGGCAACCTTCATAAGTTCATTTCTACGCATTTTATATGCTCGATCGTGATACTTATCGGAGCACTCTGCAGAACAAAACTCACTTCTCTTATATCCACACTCTGTTTCTAAGGTGCGACCGCACTCCTTGCATGTAATTGTACGTGGTTGATATTCTGCTTTCCATTGTTCTCGTTTTAAGCGAAGGCTTCCAGCATAGCCGCATTCAGGGGTGCAATATAATTTGTTTGTATAAGTTGTTTCAAATGGCTCATCACACCACAGACATTTTCGATGGTAGATAATTGGCATAGATGGTAACGGTACATTTTTATGTCTCTCCAAGGCTTCATCTCGACGAGCAGCCGCTTTGCATTCCTTACTACAATATTTCATCCTAAAGGCATTGGGTCTCCAAAAAGGATTACCGCAATGCTGGCATTTATAATATTTCTTCTGCGAACTTCGACCAAATGAAAGACCACAGGAAGAAGAGCAGCATACCCTGTTAGGGTCTGTTGACTTGAAAAACTGCCCACACACTTTACAAGTTTTTTCATGTTCCATAAGTTCCCTCCAATAAAAAAGCACCGCCGAAGCGATGCATTCATTATCTGTTATTCCACCTGTCGCCGCTCTCAGCAGTGATCTTTGAGTGACAGGACTTACAAAGGGCCATCAGGTTACTGGTTTCATTGCCACCACCTTTGGAGAGAGGCAGGATGTGGTGCACTTCTTCAGCAGCTACAATTCGTCCGTTCTTATCACACTCCTCGCAAAGAGGATGGGTCTTGATGTAGCGGTCCCTGATACGCTTCCAGGACCTACCGTAGCGCTTGTTAGACGCAGGATCTCGTTGGTACTGGTTGTAGCGTTTTGTTACCACCTTCTTATGCTCGGCGCAGTACTCTCCGCTATCTGCAAGCCGACCGCAGCCTGGATAAGCACAGGGACGCTTAGGTTTATATGGCATGGGTTCGCCTCCTTTTGGGCATAAGAAAAGCCCTCGTGGGGTGTTCCCATGAAGGCTTGTTTACATTATTATCTCTCAATTATAGCATACTAAAAAATTCAACTGCACTCAAGTGGACTCATGTGGACTTTACTATCCTCTTTGAAGTTTTCTGCTTTTAAGCACCGCATTGATACCCGGGATTAGCTTGGTCACATTCTTATTGATGTTATCTGTTGTAATTCTGATCATCTCCCAACCCTCACCGAGTTTATTGGTAATGACCTCATCTCGGATGCTCTCATATTTTTGTCTGTCTTTCCCATGATAAATCTTGCCATCAATCTCAAGGGCAACTCTCATCTCAGGTAGTATGAAGTCAACGGAGTAGTCGAAGATTTTCACCTGGTGGAACGCTTTAACGTTACGTCGTATAAGTTCAAGTGCCACCATTATTTCTTCAGTACTCTGATACCACCCAGTCTTGTTCAGGCTCTCTTCTACAAGACGGATGGCATCCTTGTAGTGTGCAATGTCGGTGACTTTAGAGATCCTTTTTATGGCGTTTTGCAGCTTCATCTGTTTCTTATCCGTACTGATCACATTCCCTTCTTCTCGCGCCTGCCGAACCAGTTCAGCCCTGCAGTCCTTGCAGGTATATTTAGTACCACGAGTGTATGTCCAACTATAAACAGGTGTAGCGCAGATGTGGCAAGGTGGATAATAACAATTAGAATCTCTACCATCCTTACCAATGGTTATTGCGTCTTCTATTGCTTCATGCCATCCCATTCTTATTCTCCCTCCCAGCCAATACAGCATCTACAGCTCTAAGCGCTTTACGATGAAGCTTCAGCACCCAGCTTACAGAATAATCAAGGTCGTAAGCAATATCTTCCCAAGGCTGATATGACAGGTAACGTTTCTCAAGAATCAGCCTATATTCAATGTTGTTCACACCTTGAATGATCTCAATAATGTTAATCTTGCACTTTAGAAGCTTAGCAAGATCATCGTTCAAATTGTTTTTAATATCTATCATCTTACAGACAGCATCTGCCATAGGAGATACTGATTTGCTAGGGTTGTTAGGCATTCCATTTATGGCCGAAGTGCAGTTCATCGCCATATTCTCCAGGGATGCCACTTGCTCAAGCTTACTGTTTATTCTTTGATCCAATCGATAGGCTTTACTAAGATATTCTTTAGCATTCATTGTTTGACCTCCTCTTTCAGTTTTCGGAGAAGTATCTCCGGTTCTACCGCTGTAAGTTCTCTATACCAATCAGAGCGTAAAAACCTCTCTACTTCAGCTTTTGTGCGTTTTGCTGATTCATGGCGAGGATGCTTCATCAGCTTCTTTAGTGCATCCCTATAGTCCTTGACGGCTAGTAAAACTATGGCATTGGCTAAATCTTCATAAGGATCGCTCATCGCTTCACCTCCAATTTAGCTTTTACAGCATCGATTAAAGATGCTTGTGTTTTTTCTTTTTTTGTAAGTGCTGTCATCACATCTTCATCTATGGTGTCCTTGGTAATGATGTGGTGAATGACAACCGTATCCTTTTGCCCTTGTCTGTAGAGGCGAGCATTGGTTTGCTGATAGAGTTCCAAGGACCAGGTGAGTCCAAACCATATAAGGGTGGAGCCACCACTTTGAAGGTTAAGTCCATGTCCAGCACTTGCAGGGTGGATCACTGCTACAGGAATTTCTCCTTCATTCCACTCTTCAATATCTTGTGATGACTTTAGCTGCCTTACTGGAAATCTCTTCTGAATCCGATCAAGATCATGCTTAAACCAATAAGCTATAAGGACTGGTTTTCCGTTAGCCCCTTCAATTAAATCTTCAAGGGCATCAAGTTTTCTATCGTGAATAACATGCGCCTTGTTCTTCTCGTCATAGACAGCACCGTTTGCCATCTGAAGGAGTTTTCCTGAAAGTACTGCAGCATTTACTGCATCGATTTCTTCTGCTCCCAAACTTGCTACCATATCATCTCTAAATCCAGAATAAATGGCCCGCTCTTTTTCATTTAAATACACAGGCACTGTGTTTATTACGCATTCAGGCATTTTTAGATAATCGACGGACTTCATAGAAATGGTGATATCGGATATCTGACTATAGATCTTTTCTTCAGCTCCTGGCTGCAATTTATATGAAAAGATGATCTGACCATTGCGTTTATCGGGTATGAAGTAGGTATTACGGTAGTGGGTTATGTACCTACCAAGCCTCTGTCCCAAATCAAGAACACGGAACTGTGCCCAAAGATCCATAAGTCCGTTACTTGAAGGCGTACCCGTCAGACCTACAATTCTTTTCACTGCTGGCCTTACTTTTAAAAGGCTTTTAAACCGCTTTGCTCCATAGGATTTAAAAGAAGATAACTCATCAATAACCACCATATCAAAATCAAAAGGAACTCCGCTTTTATTAACAAGCCAGTCGACATTTTCACGATTGATGATATAAAGTGTGGCTCTTTTCATAAGGGCATCTTTTCTCTCTTTTTCAGTTCCAACAGCTACAGAATAGGATAAGCCTTTTAGATGATCCCACTTTTTAATTTCATTTGCCCACACCGTTGTTACTCTTAATGGTGCAATCACAAGAACCTTACTAATATCAAACTTATCGAACATCAGATTATGAATAGCAGTAAGTGAAATAATTGTTTTTCCCAAACCGCAGTCAAGAAATATCGCTGATGTCGTTTTACTCTCAATAAAATCAATACAATAATTCTGATACTGATGTAAATCATTTCTGGTCAATAAATCTTCCATACACATCACGCTCCTTACTTACAGCATGAATCCTTGAATGTTCTGATTTGCTTAATACTACTAAATTCTCAATGTGATTATTATGATGGTTGAAATCAATATGATGAACTTCTTCATTATCAGTCAATTTGCGACCTAAAGTTTCTTCCATAATTTTTCTGTGTATAGGAACGCCTCCAACGAGTGGACTATACCCACAAACTCCTGTCCATCGCTTAAAGCTGTGTCCACACTCAGGCTTACAAAAATTATGGTTTGATCGATTAACATCAGATCTTTTTTTCTCAAATTCCAGATCACACCAATCGCATTTTACTGTCATGCGCTTTGTTTTATATTTGTTAGCACACTTTGATGAACAAAAGAAATGAATGTTACGTTTCTTGTGGCGACCTTTGTATTCAAATTCTTGACCACAATAATCACAAATTTTTAATCTTTGTAGTCTGAATCGTTCTGCATTTGCTTTACCTAAGCAGGTTCTTGAACAATAGTTACGCTCTTTTATCATCGAACGCTTTCTTGAAATTTTTTTACCGCACCAATTACATTCTATTTTTAATTTCATCAAGCACCCCTTCAATCTGTTCTACACCATCAACGCAGTAAACCAAAAACCCTAACGCTTCCAGTTGTCCTTTTCGCCTTACTTGCAGTGGACGCATCTTTTTGCCTGGCGCCTTTAATTCAACAAAGGCGATTCTTCCCATAGGTAAAAGTACAATGCGGTCTGGCACACCATCTAACCCCGGACTAACAAATTTTAGTGCCATACCACCCCTCTTTTTCACTGCTTTTACCAGTTTTTGCTCAATATATTCTTCAGTCACTTTTTAACCTCCCATCTGACACAAGTACACAAAATCACAAGCGTTCCCCTATATTTACTAACGCGCGTATACGTGCGCAGGTATTCACTATCTACTTTTAAGAAAAGGCATTTCTAATATAAGGGAAAATCTTGTGTTGTGTTGTGTCACCTATTCGCCATATTGATAAAGTCGCTGCCTACCATAAATCGGTAAACGCTTAATACTGCTGGTACGTTCCCAACCGGGAATCTGAGCCATAAGAGCAGCGATCTGATAACTATCGGTGGTCTTTAATTCTGGAAGATTACGATTGAAGCACTCACACCATATTTCAGCATTGCTTACAGAGGTTCTTGTAATAGTTCCTGTATGCTTGGCCCCACCAAATTCGCTACCGCTTAGGTAATTTCTACGGGCAAATAAGTCCATACTATCCCAGTCATCTGGAAGTAGGGTATTCAGGTACTCTTCAACCATGCCAACACGCTCATCAGCCTCCATGGCACCCTTTTGCGCCTTTTCAGCCTCGTCTAAAACATCACCCTCGAGATATAGTTTTTCACCCGATTTCCATATTTCTTTTGCTTCGGCCCAGAACTGCTGTCTGTAAGCTTCAGTGAAATTCCAGGTCTTCTTCTGCTTTTTTTGATGCACTTTAATGATCCAAAAGCGGCGATTTCCGGTGATGTCACGCAAATATCCGCGCTCTCCATTTACCGTTGCAATGACGATGCACTGTCTTGGATGGCTTTCCACAACTCTGCCATAGGAGGGTCTGTATTTATCATCTGAGGTTGAGAGGAAAGCTTTCACTTTTTCAATATCGGCTTTCTTCATACCAGCAAGCTCTCCGATTTCCACCACCCAAAATCCCTGTAGTTTTTCAGCTCCTGACTTGTCGTCCATATCGGTAAGGGATAGAGTTTCAGAATAGAAGTCCGCTGTTACCAGGTCTTTCAAAATTGTGCTTTTGCCAATACCCTGATCGCCATCAAGCACAGGAACGCAGTCAAACTTAATTCCTGGAACATATATCCGCGCAACTGCCGCTGCAAAGGTCTTTCTAGTCACTGTGCGTATATACTCAGTGTCATCAGCCTGAAGATATTTGATGAAAACATCTTCCACACGTTTTACTCCATCCCACGCAGGAAGGGAATCAAGATAATCCCTTATAGGGTGGAATCTCCGATCATCAGCAACCTTGGTAAAGGCAACATCGTGGTTTCTGCTTGAGAACGGAAGGTAGCGAATATCCATAATGGACTTAAGCTGGGCTGTGTCGGCGTCTCTCCAAAACACGTTACCTTCCGGTCTTTCCCACGGAAGTGGTCCAGTGACCTGGATACGGTTTGATAACTCGTTGAATGCAAAGTTCTTAAAATCGGGATCATGATTCAGGATAAGGTTTAAGTTGTATACGCTGTTTTCGAGTACTTGACTTCGGGGCTGATACTTTAGTTTTTCTTTCCAGTCGTCACCAAGATCTGTAAAGTCCACTTCAGCTTCTACAAGTTTTTCATTGGTAGCAAAGACTTTCACTTCATCGATCTTCATGGCAAAATCGCACATACTTTTGAAGGACTTTTTAACATCGTCATCTCCAAATTTATGGATACGCACGATGTCAAAGGCATTACATAATTTAAGGTATGCCGGGTCCTTGGCATGATGGCTGTAAACGAACTTGCCACCTTCTTTGATTTCAACACCCGCCATGCTGCTTGATTCTATAAAATGGTAGCGTTCTTCATTATCTGTTGGCTCGTACACATCTGACAAAAATGCATCGATTGCTTTTGTGACGGGGAAGTAGACTCTATTGAAAAGCCCGACTACACCCTCCTTTTCAATAGGATCCTGTACCTTCTGATGCGATACTGTATTTGCCTTGCTCTCCCTCGATGAAGTTGGAAGTCTTGTGGGATCAGTCCATTCAGGATGAGCAGTTAGAATTTCATCTGGATTAAGCCAGTCCTTATCCACTTCCTTATAGATGAAGTTTCCATTGGATGGTGTGCTTGGCCAGTACATCAGCTGGTTTGGCAGATAGGAACATTCATCGAAATAATCTATACCAAGCATTTGGGCAAGATACCTCGATACTGCTACAAACTCCTCAGAGGTCACATCTCTTGTAAGAGGCAAGATAATACGCACTCTTGGATTTTCTTCAGTACTGCTATGGGTGGAGTAAAGAACTGAGGTATACTGGGCATTCAATTCATAGTTTTCAAGAAACTCTTTATCAATGCGGTCACCATCTAAGGCAATCATTGAGCGGAGCTCCACAGTGTCGATTTTTCTGCGACCGCCTTTTAATACCCCTGCAACAAAACCACCATGATCTTTTGCATTATCCTTTTGGGATTTGCTGAACTTGGCATATTCTTCAGCTGATTCTGTCGTTCGGATTGGAGTCTTCAATCTATCTTTTAACTCATCAAATGTGATTTCTTTGTTGACCCACTTCTTCGCCTGGCGGCTGTTCCCGTAGGCAATGGCTAACTTTCTCATAAAGAATCCACCTCCTCGAAATCTTTATTGAAGTATCTGATCGGCTGTCTACGTTTCTTAGCCTTTTCAATTTCAATACTCATGCCTCTCGAAATGACATCACCAAGCACCCACACTTCCTGGCATTTGCCCATGAGGATAATGTCCATGAAAATTGCTAGGTCGCGCTCCTTTTCATTGTTATCATCCATAAACTGTGGAAACATAAGATGCGGAGCCAGTGGAATGTTCCCTTTCTCTAGTGCAAACCGGCAAAACTCTCGTGTTCGTTTATTGTTTCTTTCGATATTCCCGCTGAAACGAGAACAAATGTATACAAGAGGCTTGAAGGCAGCTTTTGATGCTGCCTTTTCCTCACGAGTGACGTTACTTAGTGCTTCATAAGGAGTAGGATCATAGTATCCTTCAGGATTGAATTTATTTATGCTCATAACAGCTACCCCCTCTAGTTAATTCTTCTGCTTTGAGAAAACCCATATAAAATTCTGGTGAAAAAATCCCACATTCATCTGTTTCAAACCATAGAACACCTTTTTCATCAACAAACCCTGCAATGCTAGTATCTTGAAAATGCTCATTGTTAATAACGCTTGATCTAAGCGGGAATAGGTCATCTATTAATTCGATTAAGCCATCTGAATCAAAAATGTCTATCAGACTAGAGTCCCCTACTTGTTGAGCCACTTGTTGTGCTACAGCTACCGCGTCTTCATATGAAATTAGATGCCATTCTCCAATAATTTTAAATTCCTTTAGTTGGGTTAAAATTTTACTTTCTACTTCATAGCCGTTCTGATAGGGCCCTAAAGCCATATATCTTGAAACACGAAAACCACCTGTTCTTTCTAAATAGTTAATTCTTTCTGTATAATCCTTTGAAACCCCAATTTTTACATGGTTTTTGCATTTTTCAATGACATAAACCCATTGGTCTGGCTTTTTAATTTTTTTACTCATATCACACCTCCATCTCAATCTGTGGGTAGATACCGTCGGCCTTCAGCTGTTCATAGATGAAAAGTCTGCCTTTTTGCGTCCATTTGGTATGAACTTTCGTATGCTTTATGCCTTTGTTATCCTCATAAACGTGGGTGTTGGTTTTTGTGTATCCATTGGGAGCATATTTTTGATACAACAGCCAAATGTCACCCTGCTTGAACTGGATTCCCTTTTCATGAAGATATTCATTCATGCGGATCCCGCTCCAGCCGTAGTCTTTGGCAATAACAGAGATGTTCACGGCATCCTTGCATTTAAGAACCACATCGTAATAGGTAGCTTTGGGTTTCATTTCAGCAATCTGCTGCTGCCCCACTGCGACTGCTGCCATAAGTCTCTTGTTCTTCTCACGTTCTTCTTTAAGTGCGGTAAAAGCAGCAATGGCAAGGTCAGGATTGGCTATGAGTTCATCCGTTGCATACATTCCATGCTTTCGAATAGCGGGAAGCACCTCGCTTGTAACCCAACGCTTAAACTCCTTTGCTTTCAGCATTTTGCTGGAGAGGATTAAACTGTACAAACCTGATTCATTAATGATGATAGTTTCCTTGTTTTGACTGCCGTCAAACAGCATAACCTTGGTTCTGTCATCTTCATCAACATGGCGATTAATATCTCGACTACCATTTTGGTACTTGAGAATATCAGCTACATCCTTGCCAACAAAATACACATGTCCACCAACAGTTGTAGTTCTTACAGAGCCAAATTCTGCATTTTTGTAAATTTGTAATTCCATCAGAATTACCTCCTTAAATTTTTTGAAGGTCTTGACCCTTCTAAGTGGTAGCCTTGGGAAGAAGTCAAATCTGACGTTTTTTATATTCTTCTTGTAATTTTTTTGTTGCTCTCTTTAATTTCTGGGTGATGTTATTTTCATCTGCACCAATGGAGTTGGCATATTCACGTATTGGAATACCATCCATACGAACTGCAATAAACATATCTGCCCAATCTTCTTTTTTACCGAGTACCTTGCGTATCCATTGGCACACATCCTGATACTCATTTTGATGATCACGAATAATTTCATCTTTTCTAAAAACTCTATCATCGGCTACTTCTTTCATAAGAGGTTCTGAAGTATCGATTTCCTCTTCTTCATCATTAGGTTTTGCTTTTGAAAAACCCCAATGTCTATCAAACTTGCGCCAGTTGTTGTATTCTTTTTTGTTCAACAGGTCAAACATCTCTTGCACAGTTTCACAGCGCTTGACTTCATCTATCTTCTCAGGCTTGGCCTCCGCAAGACGCTGCTCATAGTCGATGTCCAGCATTACGCTGTAATCTCCCTCTGGAATTTCAATTGTGGTGTAGTTTTTGTGACCGTTCTTGATGTTTTCTTCATATAGTACTTTAATTTTCATTTTGTACTCCTTTCCGTCCTGGCATTGACGGCAGAATACAAAAAGAGCCTGTGGAGAAGATGACCACAGACTCCGCTTGTCCTAAAAATGGGCACACGAAATCACGGTGGGTGCATCTTCATTCCAAACACAGTCTTTATCACTGTGTTCTGAACTCTTATGCATCCCGCCGTCCGTATGCGCACTAGGACATTGAGATTTTATTTAGATAGCTTTAGTTTATTTGCTCTCTGTTCTAAGAATAAAAGTTAAACTGGCAGGTTCTTTTCCTATTAAGAAAAACTTTTTGGCGAAACTAATAAAAAAAGAAATTACCTGCGAGTTAGCTAACTCATGTCTTAATACTACTGTGTTTCACGGGGTTTGCCCCGGACACGGAATGTCCGTTTTAACGCAAAAAAACCCCTTACAAGCTGCAATTTAAAATCGCAATCTGTAAGGAGCCTTGAATTTTAGACAAAAAAATAGCCGGACAAAAAATGTCCGGTAGTCGGTTGAAAAATTATGATTCTTTGCTTAAAGGTTTACGATTATTCGCTCTTAGTATCTCATTACACTCGAGGATTGAACAAGGATGCTTGGCATGTAAAATAAAACGATAAATAACGTGTTCCTCATCAAAGGCCATTAATGTGTGTCCACTCTTACTAATTAGATCCATGCTTAAATCTGGCGGAAGTTGGAGACCAACACATACAGCTACTACGGTATTGAGCTTTGGCCTATATCCGACTTCATTTTTCATACGCCTTATTGTCCTATCTGTGATTAGTGATCGCTCTTCAAGTTCTTCTACAGTTACTTCTAGTCTATCCATATGGGCTGTTAAAGTGTCTGCAAATGTTGCTGGTAGAGATCTGGCAATATTTGCGATTTGCCTTGCCTCTCTACCAATGCTTCGTAATTCCTCTGCACGTGCATCAGTCTCTTTGTTTTTCCCTGAATCACTGTATTTTATCTCAATGATTTTATCAGAAATGGCTTCTCTAAATAAGACTGCTTCTTTGTAGTATTTAACGCCATATCTATCATTAACTCTAGCTTTTACATCAAAAATCAAGCAGCATTCATCGATGTGCTGCCTTGCATAATCAGTGAGTTCAGGAACTCCATAATCATTTTGCCTTACATATTTAGAATCATTAATGCAAAAATGAGCATCAACATATAAGTACTTCCCATCGTCCACCATTTGGCGAAGTTCACTGTTAATCGCATATTCATATAAAGCATCTTGGATTCCAATGGTAAAAGTCTGGTTATTCTTAATTGCGTCTCGTTCAAAAGCATGACTGGCAACATAGCGATCGTCAACATAGGTCAGAACCCCAATTGCTTCATTGTAGCCCAGATCAATCAGTCTTATTTTTGCTGACAACTTTGACACATTAAAAAAGTCTGATAGTTCATAAACCACTGATTCCATGATGTCAGCAATATTATCAGTCTGCAGAGCCTTTTTATTTTTCTCTATGAGCTCCTCAACCATTTGTCTAGTCTGCTTTTCTGGCATCAAAACCCTCGGCGCAATATGATTGGCATGAGTTTCCATCCAGTCTAGTGGAGTGCGGTTTCGCTCTGGTCGAACCCCTTCTTTTACCTGGCACCTAATTGCATGAGCATCTTCATTAAACAGCTTTTCCAGTTCAAAGAACTTTCTATGTAAATCCCAATGAAGGCACTCATGGATGACTGTATTATTTGTAGACCCAAAGTTCCTCATGAAATA